GTTTAGTTCGTCGTTTGAGCCATAATATGTTTGCCAATCTGAATCTATTTTACTTCTAATTTTCTTTCTTTTTTTGTTACCATTTTTGAGCTTTACTACTCGATAAGTAGTTTTGCTAAATTTAGCAAGTTTTTTACCTATGTATTTACGACCCGACACTGTATTTGTAATAATATAAACATACCCGACGCAATCTTCGGGTAATGTTTCAATCTGTGTGTTCTCAAATAACCATGTCATGTAACATAATTATGCCTTGTAATCAAGATTGCAATAAAATGTTATTTCTTCAATACAGGTACTTGGACTAGTGGTCACTGCATATTTTATAAAATCTGACACTTCTGCCAGGTTAATACCGTTGCCAGTCCATGTTGCACGACTGCGACTAAGCTCTGTATCTAAGCGATCTAGAGTAATCAAGGTTGTTTTAAACGGTACATGATTGGTCTTAAATGATGCGGTACACTGCTTACTGGCATGGGCCAGTGCTGCTTTGGCCACACGATACGTTTCAAAGCCAGGCTCACGAGCAACAATACTTTTTTCTCCGGTACTGCCTACGTTAAAAATATAACCCAATTTACCTGCCTGTTTCCATGCATCGTACACTGCTGCCAGTACCTGTACTTGACCAAAGTTAGCCCAAGATTCTTGGGGAGGCCCATCAAATGCATTGTTTACAAATACATCATACTTTAAACTATGTTCTGCAATCTGCTCTACATCTTTGGTAATGTCAAATCCAGTGGATCTGCTAATACCATCTGCACCAAACACATTACATAAAAATTGTCCTAGCCCCCTATTGCCGCCTGTTACTAGCATCTTCATCTGATGGATCCTCCTTGATCCCATACTTTAGTAAACTTTTCTCCACACGTCATGGCACATTCCATGATACGATCTTTTGTGCCCCAGCCTGCGGCTAGTTCTTGCCAAAATTTAGATTTAAAAATATTCTCTAAACTGCAATTGTTTAAATCTAGTTCTGTTTGATATTTCTGTACAAACTGCTGAATCTGAACCTTGCCATCTACGTAACTGTGCTGACTGCTTCCGGGCAATGCACCAGGTGTGTGAAATCTAGCATCGTACAGGTTATGGTTGAAAAAATTGCAAGGCAGTACCAGCCCTTGCGCATTGACAGCAACTTTTTTACCCGCAGCAGCATCGCATTGGATTGTGGTCTGCTGCAGATATTCTCCAAAACTTCCGTACATGTGTTTTAACACTTGTATCTTTTGTACACTGGGATTGCGTAATTCTGCGCTGGTTGGAGCTTCTAATTGAAATTCAACATCGCCTTTTTTATCCATTACCGGCCAGTATTTGAATTCTGTTTCATTTTGATGATCGTAAAAGCGACCGGTCTTTCTTGCTAGAAAATTAAAAAATCCATATTCCTTGCTCAACTGCCTGGCCTGTTCCGATTGATGTTCGTTGTGCTTGAACGCAATAAAGTTCCATTGCGCCCTACCGCCTGCTTTAATATATGCTCTTGCATTACGCATGGCAACTGTGTATTTTACATTACGACGATACAAATGTAAAGTATCTTCTAGTCCATCGAACCCAAAGTCAATTTGCCCGTACCCGTTCATTATGGTAGCAATTTCTGCCCAGTAATGTTCGTCGTGTACACCGCCATTGGTATGAACATACAGCCACAGCGTGGGATTCTTGCGTCTAAAGTCCTGTAGAATATCTAAAAAATCTGGATGCATTATAGGGTCGCCATAACTGCCACAGAAAAATACCTGTCTAAGCTTACCGCAATGTTCAACACTAAATGCCGCATCAATGGCCTCTCTACTCAAATGCACCAGCGGCATGTAGGGATTAACGCCTTGCCCTAATTCATTCCGGGGACATTGAGGACAGGCAGCATTACAATAGGTTGTAATTTCAATTTGGTACTCGGTTATGTTGTTATAATTAAACATTAAAGTATGCTTTAATCTGCTGTAACACTTCTTTAGTTGTTTGTTGTCCGTCCATGGTTGTGTCATTGATATTAAACAAATCTTGTATCCATGAATCAATTGGGCTATTAAAATTTAGTAATAAAACTCCGTTGTGTCCAAGATATAAACTATGCTCCGGTGGCCCAACGGTGTCCCACGGAGGTAGATATGCCAATTGCTTAAATTTGTGTATGTGATACTTTAAGTCAACATCGTTGATGTAAATCTTATGTAATTCAAAATACTTGTCTGGGTTATTATCTAACAAATAGTTTTTTCCGTAGTGCTCTATTTTAAGATCATTGCAGTCTTGGAAATCTAGCGTAAATTCTTTTTCCCACGTCGTGGAATTAGCTTCAAATCTGTCAATAATGACATCATTGATCTTGATCATTATCAACGGCCATCCATTGCTATTCTGTGAGTGATATTCTAATTTTAGTTTTATACTTGCCATTGGTTATCTTTTTGTATGCTTCTTTGAGTCTTAATAGCTGACTGTCACCGTTCCAAATTTTATAACCCAGCTCCATTAATATTTCCTGCAATTTTATTCTACGATTAATGCGTTCTTTAAATGTTAATTGCGGATTTATTGCCAAGGTCCAATCAAATCCCACAGCCTCGCTGTGGAACTCTTCATGCAACGGAGTGCCTTCGTCAATACTGGCAGTGCTGCCTAAGTTAACTCCGTAAATAGTTCCATCAAGCGCATACTTCTTGTATTGTTTAAATCTTTCTATTCCTACATTAAAGTCTTGTTCGGTTTCTGTTGGGTATCCAACTATCATTAAAAAGTAACAATTCATATCATTTTTATGCATCTGAGCTAAGGTAAAATCAAGATCGTCGTCGGTAAATCCTTTTTTCATATGATCACGCACAGATTCACTCAAGCTTTCTATACCTAGTGCTACTCCATTCATACCAGCAATAGCTGCCAATTGATAATCAGCTTCGGTGAATACAGTGGGGTTACGCACAATAAACTGTCCTCCCCAGCTGAAAAATTTTGAAGGCAGATTGTTATTTTTATAAAAAGCTGCTAGGGTTTCACACAACTCTCTAAAATTCTTCACACTACCATTGATTAGACTATCAGTAAACCAAAAATTAGTAACATTGTATTTTTTAAAATGGTAAATCATTTCATTGGCTACACTAATTCCGGATCTAAACCTATATTTTTTCCATGCCACATGTATGTCGCAGAAGCTGCATTTGCGCACACATCCTCTGCTACTGGTAATTGGTATTTGTGGAGTTTTAGAGGTATAGCGATACTCTAACTCAATCACATCATCATAGTTAGGATAAGCAATATTATCTAAGTCATCTATCTGATTGGCTAAATCGTTGTTGATACCAGGTGCATCGTATTTTCCCTGTAGCAGATTGATAATATTAACATCACCTTCGCCTCTTATATAAAAATTAATTAAATTATTAGCCAGTAATGCTGTACCAAAATCATTAGCATACGCTCCTATTCCGTTGGTGCTTATTCCAGCACCACCAATTAAAATTTGATTCTTAAACACTGGGCGTAACTTTTGTAATAATTGTTTAGTAAAAAGCTGACACTGAAACGTAAACACGCTGATGCCTAGCCATCTAGGATTAATGCTGACAATTTCTTCAATAATGTGTTGATAGTAAGAATCCAAATAGTCTTTTTCAGCAACATCAAGTTCAGCTTCGGTAATGTTTAAACTAAAATATTGATCTAGTTTTTGTGCAATAACAACATCTGTACACTCAGAATATAGTTTTAAATTATAATCTTTAACTTGAGCAGTATACCCGTGATGCTCGCAGATTCCTTTTAATAAACTAGTAGCTGCAGGTGGATATACCAAGGATATTTGCGGCACATTTATTAAAAGAATATCTATCATACAATATCAACATCAGTATTGTAACTGGTAAACCCGTTTTCTTTTACTACACTTAGCACATTGTTTACCCGCCCAGCTAGCTCGTCCTTGTGTGACACTAGCCAAACTGAGCGATTGCCTTCACGTGCCATTTTTTTCAATATAGCTAGGCTGTTCTCTACACCCGAACTATCCATGCCAGTATCAATTACTTCATCAATAAACATCAGGTTGATTGGTTGGTACAAGCTTTCCCACACATCACGGAACGCCCAGCTTAGACTCAGTATTAATCTGTTACGCTCGCCCCGACTCAGGTTGTCAAAGTCTAGCTCACGACCCAGTTCCTCAATGCTAACTGTCAGGTCATTCAAGAACTTGACAGTGTGAGGCAAGCCAATACGATCTAGATATTGTCCCAGTCTAGCATTCAAGTAACTTAGGTTCTGATCAATAATACGTTTGCGAATGAAACTGTCTTTGTTGGTTAACAACTTGAGTAAAAAGTCTTGATGCTCTCGAACATTGGTCAATTGATTGATCATGTTGTAGTCAATTTCTTCTACTGCTTGGGTTTGCATTTCTTGGATTTGTTCGGCGTACGGATCTATTTCAAGTTGTTTTGCAGCCAACTGTTGCTGCAAGTTTTCAATTGAATTGCGATGATTGATCGCATCTTCTTTGCTGTCATAAAAAATACTAGGAACTGGCCCTGGAACACCCAACTCTAACAATTTGGCAATATGTTCTTGTAATTGCGTATCAGTTGACAGATATTGCATGGCAGTTTCTGCCATGGCAGCACGTTTTTCGGTCAATACTTCTTGGTGTTTGCTGTCATGTAAAGATTGCCCACAGGCATAACATTCATGTTTTTCTAGTTTTTCTATTTCTGTTTTTAATTTTTCTTGAATTTTTAATAAACGCACTTGCTCTTGTTCGCACGAAATCTTCCAACGGGTTGTTTCTTTGATTTCTTTTGTCAGCTGATTGTGCAAATCCAGGCTGTCATGATTAACCAGCTCTTGTTTGATATCAATACTTGACAGCGCAGCCAATGCAGTTTCAAGTTTGGCAACGTCTTCGGCTTGTTTGTTTTGCCAAAGCGTCTGTCTGCGTCGTGTGGCATCAATTTGTTCTTGTATTCTAGCGTTGGCATCAGTTACTGCCTTGATACGATACTCTTCTGCGGTTATTGCATCTTTGCTGGCTTTCAGTTGCTCTTTCAGCAGATCAGCTTTTTCACTCAATACTGTAATACCCAGCAGTTGCTCAATAATAGTGCGCTGTTCATTTGCTTTAAGCGCCAAGAATGGCTCAGTGTAGGTGTTAAGTGCCACAATATGCTTGAACATGTCATGACTCATGCCCAGCATACGTTCTATGGCTGCTTGGGTTTCTCTACTATCGCCTTGACTCTCATCTGTAATTTCTTGTTCTTGATCGCCAATATAAAATGCCATGGTGTTGGGTTTACGACCGCGTTCAATCTTGTATTCTGTGCCATTGTTTTCAAACTCAATAGTGACCAACATGTTCTTGGCATTGGTTTTGTTGATCAAGTTGTCTTTTTTGATATTGGTCAAAGCTGACCCATACAAGGCATAACTCAGTGCATTAATAATAGTAGTCTTACCAGTTCCGTTTCTGGCTCCGGTATCATCACCGCCTAGGTCCAAATTTTGTCCAAGCACCAAGGTAAGGTCACGACGATCAAATTGAACAGCCTGAGTGGTATTGCCCACGCTCATGAAATTCTTGACTGCAAGAGTTTTTATTTTAAACATTGAGGTTTTTAAGTTCCTGAGATTGCAAGTGAGTCAAGGTTAAAAAATTTTCTTCTAATATTGAGGATTTACTTTTAACTATTTCTTTAATTTCGTCTATGGGTTTTAACACAAAATCTTTAATAGTATTTTCTAAATAACACCATCGTTTGATAGGATCAAGGATACTGTCGTATCCTTCGTCAATGATGTCGGGAAATGTGTGGAACCCCTTTGAGCGCAATAATGCCAAGGTTCCGGGTGCGCCAACAATGATAAACAATCTTTTGCATGCAATTGGTCGTAGACTTTTTTCAGATATATACGGATATCTATAATTATACACAGTTTCAGTAACAACATCAAGTGCAATTTTTTCATAAAAACTAGAAAAATGTCTTGTGCTAACTGCATTAGCTTTACCAGTTATTAACGAGTGTGCAGTTATACTTGAATTATTATATGGAATAGAATTATCAAGCCATAGCTCGTTGGTTCTAGTAAACGGCACAGTTGAAATGTAGGTAGCGGTCATTTATTATGGTATGCTGTTGCAATCACGTCTAGTAAATTATTGTTGTTAATAAAACTAGCGAGTACATCTCTATGCACTCTACCAGCACCCATCATGGCGATCCCCGGAACTTCAATAGCATCCGTATTAATGTTGTGATTCTCATATTCACTGCTGTAGTGTAATGTAGAAATAAAAGATGAGATTACAGTTGGGCGATCAATTTGATCGTGCGCGGCTAACAAAAGTTCAAGTTCTTTTTCTATACCAAAATGATTTGTAAATAACAACAAAGTAAATAACGGAATATCAACTGTTACAAATGCAGTAATCAAGTTGTACAAAGAAAACCCGTACGGAAAATCTGGCAAATAAAAGTCCGTATCCATGTGCTCAATTATGATACGATCAGCTGAACTGAAGCGGTCTTTTTTGATTTGTGTCAGATATTCCTCTAATAGAGAAAAGTTTTCATCAAATTCCAAGAAATTAAAATGCCCAATTATTGTAAATTTTGAATACAATGCCTTGCGATACTCAGCCGACATTTCAAGCAAGGACGACATTTATAGATTCCTGTAGATATCCAGCAACAGTTTAGGATTGTATTGTTTGCTGTCAATATTAGTAAGCTGATTTGTTACAATAGTATCCACGCTTTCGAACATGATATTGCCCTGCACATCAAAAGAAATATCATCACCTGTTACTTTTTGCGGAATAAGAGTGATCTCTCTGAGTTTGTATGTATTTACAAAAGTTTCTTTGATAAACGTGGCTTCTTCGTAGCTGATGTCAACATCTAGATTGACCCGCACATGCATGCCTGGGTGCAACATAGTGTCAGTATTATTTAATACATCACTCAGCTGGTACACACGATATCTAGGTTGATCAGTCCATGCATGATATTCAGGCTTGCTGCCCCAGGTCATGACCATCATACCGCGGTCGTCGTCGCCGTTGTCGGCGTAGTTGTGTGGAAAGCAATTGCCTATGTAGGTAATGTTGTTTGCAGTCTGACGTTTGTGAAAGTGCCCAGTGAATACATGCTCAAACCCGCCAAAGTCACCTCTAGCAATTTCACCATGATCCGGCATTTGTACCATGGCGTTCATGTAGTATCCAGGCAACTCAAAGTGCCCAAACATGTACTTGCCTTTTAGCCGTGGAATACGCTTATGATCGTCGCCGCAAAGCCAAGGCGCAATAACCACATCGCCAGACTGAAACCAGTCGTTGCAGATGTGGATATTTTTAAGATGTTTGGCCCATTCTACACTTTGAACATCACGCTTGTCACGATAGTACAAATCGTGATTGCCGGGAATAAAGTAAACAGACTCAAAATTGTCATTCAAGTGCTCTAGTGCTTGCAAGCTGTAGTTGAGAGTCACAATGTTAATACTGGCACGATTGTTGTGCCAATCACCGAGGAACATGGCTGTTTCGCAACCTTCCTCCCGGGCTTTGGCAGTAAACCACTTGATAAAGTTCAAGCAATCTTCATTGTGTTGAGTGCTATTACTTTTTAAACCAAAATGAATATCAGTGCAGATGGCTACTTTGCGAAATAAATTAGTCATCCTACTAGTTTACGCTATTGTTGGCAACAAAGTCAAACTTATTCGTCAACAAAATCTCCACTTGGCGCACCACCACCACCCCAACTGCCCTGACCTTGCCTAGTATAGCTAGGGGTTAGTCCATTCATCTCAAGAATATCATCTCGAAGATTCTGGTTGCGTTTTTCAATGTTAAGGACTCGAGTAAAACTATTAGTGATAGCAGCAGTATAATAAGCAAAGGGATTCTGTGATTTGCTCTCGTCAAACTGTAAACCAATTTGACTGAGCTGGAGTAAAGCCTGCGAACGCATTTCATCATTGTAAGTGTATCCTCTCCAATTGGATCTAGTGGCATAACGCTCACATAACTTCATGAACATGTGAGCTAGTTTTTTGGTCATGGTACCGTGTTCGCGACAGAATTCGCCAGTTTCCAAGTCGCCACGCCAGTGGCTATGGCCAACACAATAAGGCTTGCCTTCTTCGTTTAACCGATAATGTTTAAACGGAGGAAAGTTGCACTTGGTGTACTTGGTAGGAGCCACAATTTCCATGCCATCATCATCGTATTCAGTAACAACAGGGGCATCCTCGTCTACCACGACTCCTGCTTTTTTCTTTTTTGTAGTATCAATTGGGATGTGTTCCCAGGTCATGATTCTAAAAACAACGTCAGTGTCCGCGATCTTGCTGGGTTTAATAGAGAAATCATCTAACCGTAATTTATCTGTTGTGGCTGCTTGTGCCAAGTCGTATGCTGCTCTGCCCAGTCGTTCTGCCCGTAACTTTCTGCCTTCGACTGTGTTCTTTTTGTTAATTTTGTCTACACTGGGCAGAATAATATCGCAGAATCCATCTTCGGGAGTCAAGAAACTGCAGTATGTTGTTTTACTTTTGTGTATTTCTTTAAGAATATCTCTGTTATTTAGATAATTGTGTTTCATTTGAACCCTTTAAATATGTACTTAATATAGCGAATAAATACTAAAAAAGCAAGAGGAATTTATATGCCACAAATAGAACCCGGTAAAGCGGGAATTTTTACAAACCCTGTAATTGGAACGCCCACAGTTGAAGACCAAAAACGAGGACTGTTTGCACTGCCTGCGGGGGTAACAACCAACACAGGTGTGTCAGGCATGTCAACTTCGGCTTTTAAAACAAATACTCCTGCCAGTGCCATACAGTTTAGCACAGTGTCCGCAGGCAAAGAAGATTGGCGAGTAAAAGTAAGTGTGACCAAAGGATCTGGCGTGTTGTACGATGATCCTAATCCGGGCATTATGGAACCTTTGGTATCTACTAATGGAGTCATTTTTCCTTATGTTCCTGCTGTTACGGTGGCCCATGCAGCCAAATATTCCACACAATCATTGACACATTCCAACTATAACAACTATTTTTACGAAAGCAGCGAAGTACAAGCAATCAATATCACAGCTGATTTCACAGTACAAAATACTTATGAAGCAAAATACTTCCTGGCTGCTGTTTATTTCTTCAGGGCAGCAACAAAAATGTTTTACGGTGAGTCAAAGATGTACCAAGGCGCACCACCACCAATAATATATCTTGATGGTTATGGCGCTCATTATCTGCCCCATGTCAGCTGCGTGGTAACTGGATTTAGCCACACCATGCCCAGTGACGTAGACTACATAGAAGTCACAATTGGCACAAGTGCCACCCGAGTGCCCACATCCAGTCAGTTTACCATTGGCCTGCAGCCGGTGTACAGCAGGACCAATCAACGAAAATTCAGTTTTGATGCGTTTGCACGTGGAGAACTTATTGTTGGCCCTGATAGATCCACCGGATATCTATAATGTCAAATCTAAAATATAAAAACACCAGTCCGTACTTTCAGACCAGCCTATACGGTAATTTTCTAGATATCATGGTCAACAGAAGCATTACAAAAAAATCTGACGATGTACTTTATGCAATTGATAAAATATACGAACACAGACCTGATCTATTGGCTGCAGACTTGTACGGAGATGGAGCATTGTGGTGGGTGTTTGCTATTAGAAATCCAAATGTGCTAAAAGATCCATTGTTTGATTTTCGTTCTGGGGTACAAATTTATATTCCCAAGAAAACCACACTCCAACAAGAACTGGGAGTGTAATAATGATTACACTTTCGTCGGACACTGCAGACGCTAAATTGTTGAATGAACAATCATCTAATATTCCCGGTGCTGGTCAAGGCAATAATTCTACAAACCCATTTGCAGACCCAGCTACACAATCGTTGTCTCAATCAGAAATAACCAATATAAACAACGCTAACAAAGGTGCTGCTGCCGGCGGTACAGATCAAGATACCAGCAACAATTCAAACAAATCAGAATCTGGATCAGACCAAATTGCAGGGCCCGACGCAAAAATTGGTGTTGGAACTGATAACAATGCCGCTGCAGCACAGGATGGTGCTTCGGTGCCGGCTTCACTGTACTACAATCGTCTACACAATTTTACTGGATACACTTATAAAATAACATTGTGGTTGTTGACTACAGAAGATTATCAGAAAATAACAGCAGATCCGGACAAATTTACTCCTACTCATTGTTTGATCAGCAGTAGTGGCGGCACTCCGCAATCAATATCTACTGACCAATCTAGTCGGCATCCGGACTTCCTGGAAGATTTTTACTTTGATAATCTTTCAATGACCACACTGATTGGGCTAAATTCAAAAAGCAAAGCAAGCAATGCCATTGACCTCAAATTCACTATCATTGAACCATATGGTATGACACTGTTAGACCGATTGTTATCAGCATGCCAAACAACAGCCAGTTGTAACAATTATGTTGATCAACCGTATCTGTTACAAATTGATTTTCTAGCCAACCCCATGGAAGCCGATCAATTTGGGGCAAAAGGCCATGTTATTGACAGCAAACGCATACCCATCAAGTTCACAGAATTTAAAATAAAACCTGGCGCTGGTGGAACAAATTATTTTGTAAAAGCTATGCCATACAATCATCTTGGATTTGTACAAAGCGTGGCTGCAGTACCAACCACTTTGTCTGTAACAGCAAAAACAGTGGGCGAATATTTTGATAGTACGGTTAAAGACCTGGCTTTGTTGTTTCGTGACGCCGCTGCTGTTGTTCAACAGCAGCGAATAGAAACTGAAATCAACAAGCTAGACATTGGCAGCATAAGCGAAGAAGAACTGCTATCACTCAAAGAGAGACTGAAGGCAGAGCTATCCAATGTAAATAGTTTTCCAAACGGTTATAATACCTGGTACAGGAACGCAGCTAACCAAGCCAAAAGGTCAGACGTACCGTTGAACTTGATATTGTTTGCCATAGACCCAGATATTGCCAAGTCTTTAATAGTTGATGTTGAAAAATCTGAATCCAAACGAGGGGTTTTTGCATCGCCTATCTACTCGGCACTGGCTGGCACTGCCACTGGTGGTGCAGGCCCTGATTTTAAAAATAAAAGTGTGTTTAGCGTATTAGCCGGTACTTCAGTGATCGAAGTAATAAACAGAATAGTTTCTGCCAGCGAGTATATTAAAGGTCAGATAAAAAACGCACAAACCGAAGCTGAAAAAACCAGTGGCTCTGATATTACCACCAGCGACGCTGATGCAAGAACAGTATCGGCCGCTGGTTACAACAAATTATCAACACCAAACCAGACAAAAAAGATTGAATACAAACCAACAGACTGGTTTAAAATAATTCCAACAATATATTTAGGCAAGTTTGACTTGAGAACCAATTCTTATAGCAAAGCAATCTTGTACACAATATTGAAATACAATGCAGCCAATGCATACCATCCAGATATGGCATTGACCAAAATTCCACCGGCTCAAGTGGTCAGAACATACAACTATTATTATACTGGATTAAATCAAGACATTATCAATTTGGATATTGATTTTGATGCAACTTTTGTAACCGGAATAGCAACGTTTACCAAGCAAATTGAATCATCCACCACCGTCGCCGGCGCAGACAAACCAAAAGAAAAAGCACCTCCTGAACCGGCATCCCAACCGTTTGCTTCTACTCCTTATGCTAAGTCTGTGCTAACACCATTGAATTCGCAAGCAAATCCGCAGAATCAAACAGCTGAGGATTATTCTGTATCCAGTGTGTCGCGCAGTTTATACAGCGCATATCCTCGTGGCGACATGTTAAATATCCGAATGAAGATTGTGGGAGATCCTGCATTTATCAAGCAAGATGATATCTACCACAATCCTGTGCAAGACGGATATGGTGCAGTAATAAACAAAGTTAAAGCACCTGGGGCTCCGCCAATCAATGAACAAGGACAGATAATATTTGACCATGAAGAAGTATACGTGCAAATATTGGTCAAGTCTGCAGTTGACATAGATGATGCAACAGGAATTACAAATAAAACAGTAAAGTTGTCCAATGGTCAAGTGGCCAATGGCACATTCAGCGGTCTTTACAAAATCATGACAGTTGAAAGTGAGTTCAAACAAGGCAAGTTTGAACAAACATTAAGCCTGATTAGAATGCCGGACAGCATGCTGGACAACGCCACTGGTACTACCAACAACAACGGTGGCGCAGTTGTATCAACGGCAACCAGCACTGCGCAATCTGACGCCGTGCCCGGTGTTAAACCAGCCGCTACTGTGACCACTTCGCCTGTGGCACGAGATGCAACACTAACAGGCATTGCCAACGGATCAGCAACATCGCCGGTTCCTGCAGTAGCTGGCGCAGGCACAACAGCGGCGCCCAATCAACCATCAACAGCAGCAGCAGCAAATGTCAACGCCACGCAAGTAAACATTCAGCAACAGCCTACTCCTAATAGTACTAATGGAATACAAGACTTCGCCGCAATTGAACAAGAAGTAAAAATTCTTGATGCGCAAACTGAAGCTGCCAATGCGCAGTTTCGGGCTGAACTAAAAAAGATAGAAAATAATGATGAGCTGACGCAAGTAGAGAAGAATAAGCAGGAACGTGCGCTCCTGGATGAAAGAGGCGATGCGCTTTTTCGAGCACAGCTCGGGTACAGTAGGCTTAACACAAAATTAGGCAAAATTATAGCTAAGATGGCCAAGGTCAATACTTTTGGTCCGGAAGCTAGCCTGGAGAGAGGCCTCCAAGACCGGGTGGACAATGTTAAGAACGACATCACTAACAATTACTACGCAATAGACCGAAATAGAAGAAGGTAACAGCAATATGTCTAAATCAGATCCAAGAATAGGAAGTAAATTACCAGACTGGGCCCGTATAGATCCGGGCCCATATATAGGCATTGTCAAAAACAATGTAGATACTGCTAGACTGGGTCGGTTGCGGGTGCATATAGCGGCCCTTGGCAGCAATGAAATAGAACCCAGCAGCTGGATTTCAGTTTGTTACGCCAGCCCATTTTTAGGTGCCACTCAAGGATTACCAGGCAGTCCTGACGCAGGCGCATTTGGAACCGAGCAGCAGACTTACGGTTTTTGGGCTATGCCACCAGATCTTGGAAATTTTGTATTGGTTACTTTTGTAATGGGAAATCCTAATGCCGGGTATTACTTTGCCTGCATACCAAACACGCCAGTTATGCACATGTTGCCTGGCATTGCTCGTCCAATTGATCAAAGATATATCGTATCCGATCCTGGTATTAACGGTAGAGTAGATACTGCATTGAGTTATTTGCCAGTTACAGAACTAAACACAAACATAACCGAGCGAGACAACGATCCTAATTTTGTCACCGCATTAAAATCTGTACACATATACCAGGCCAACATTGTGATAGAGCAAGGACTTGATACAGATCCCTTAAGAGGAACCATCACCAGTAGCTCACAAAGAGACACCCCTAGCAGAGTAATAGGATTAAGTTCTCCGGGAAGAACCACACCTGACACCACAGATTTTTCTAATCTAGACAAACAATTGAAAGCTGGTACCTTGTCAATTGCTTTGTTACAATCATTTTCTGCTAGAAAAGGTGGTCATACGTTTGTCATGGATGATGGCGACATATACGGCAAGAGTCAATTAGTCAGACTGCGATCCGCAGGCGGCCACACTATACTAATGGATGACACCGAAGATATATTTTACATCATTAACAAAAAAGGCACAGCTTGGGTTGAGTTGACCACAGACGGTAGTATAAATGTGTACGGTAAAGGTAGCATAAACCTACGTGCAGCAAAAGATTTAAATCTACATGCTGATGCAAACATCAACATGCATGCTGGTGATACTATACGTTCGTATGCAGGATCAAGCATATTGTCGCAAACCAAAATACAATTGGCCACAGCAGATGATTTATACAACGTAAATGCAGGAGTGATTGGTGTTAGATCTGGTGGTAACATGGATCTTAGAGCAGTTAAAAGTTCATGGGAAACAGAAGGCAATATAATTATACAATCTAATGCAAATGTCAGCATCAAGACCACTAACCTAATGAATATCAAATCAGGAATCTTTTATGCAAATGTAGCAAATGAGCTAGTGCTGAACTCAGCCACAAATGCTGTTACTGCAGTGACCAGCGGGTGGAAAACATCCGGTGAGCTATGGCTAAAAGGTAGCGAAATATATTTAAACACCATTGCCAAGGAGCCAATTGATCCTTCTGTACCAGTGCCGCCAAATCCGCCTGCAATCAATCCTGCGTTTGATTTATACAAACAACCAAACGCAGTCTTTGATAACAATGTCAAGCGTTGGTTTACCACTGCAGACCAATTTGAGAGTGTGGCACCGTTTACGCCTACCCACGAGCCATGGCCTAGACAGACTGGCATCAAGAAGTTTGCCAGTGGCATTGTAGAAGATTCAATACAGCAAGGAAAACAATCATGACTGTAGACGTAACTGCCTTTATACAGAATCTTACAAAAAATAATGCTGCCATTGAGGCCAACATTAAGAAAGGTGTATCAACTGCTACTGCTTTCTTTGGTGCATTGCAAGACGGGCAGCTGAATGCATCAACCTTGTTAAACTCTGGTTCATTGAGTGCAGAACAACAATCCAAAGCAGAAAATTTCATCAACGGTGGAATTGACACATCAGCATTTGACAGTACCTTGGCAGGAACAGGAGTAACCGGCAGCGGCACAGTCGCAACCACTCAGATTACTAATACAGGACCTGATGCTGCAATCACACAAACATTCACACAAGGAGTAAATCGCATTATTCTAGATCAACCTGATATCCCAAAAGGAACATCAATTATTAGAATAAATGAAAACATTCCTGTACTGTTGCAAAACGAAGTTAGAGCCTTGATGGTGCAAATTGGTTACATAGCAAGCAACTGGGAATCTACCAAGACCAATTATGACACCGGGCAATTGGGCAGGTACCAGGTAACAAAAAGAACGCTGATAAATTACGGATATAGATTTACAGGCAACACAGACTTCACAGGAAAAGATGGCATAAGTTTTGATACAGAATTTTTGTTTGATGCCAATGTGCAAGATAGAGTAATGGAACGATTTATACAAGATCAGTATCGTGCGCTGATAAAAGTAGGTGCCATTAGAGATTTTGATTCCAAAGAATACGTGGCCGGCATGATAGCAGTTGCGTATCAGTTTCAAGATGCAGTGCCTGGGCTAGGTGACATTGATGCTAGTGGACTGCTA